TGGTTTTCTAGTTCCTGAAATTAATTATGGTTTAGCTACTAAAAAAGTACTTATGAAGATGGGGGTAAAGAAATATGAGGCAATAACTTTACCAATAGATATGTGGGTGCGTGATCCTACTACAATAAAAATAAATAGTACAAAGGTCTTAGATAGACCATCTTATTTTATTATAGTACCAGATGAACTGGTTTACTTTATAATGAATGAAGGGGTTTATCCGGATGGAAATAAAGACCCCGCTTTATGGGTTTATTTACAAACTTATTATCAAGAATTTATAGAATATGTTAGGGCTGGAAATAAAGAAATACCATATGATAATCCATTGATTGTAAGACGAAAGGTTATTACAGAATCTCCATATCCAATTCCATTTCTTTATCCAGCATTGGAAGCACTAAAACATAAGAGAAACTTACGTAGAATGGACTATTCTATTGCATCTAGAGTGATTAGTGCTATTCTATTAATTAAATTAGGTAATGATCTATATCCTGTGCTGGAAGAAGATGAGGATGCTTTTGCAAGTATCAGAGATCAAATGGCTTGGAGAGGTTCTTATAATAAAAATATGGAAAGAATTTTCCAGTTATTTGCTAATCATACTTTACAAATGGAATGGGTGTTTCCAGATGTAGGTGCTTTGATTGATGATAAGAAATACTATGATATTAATCAAGATATTTTCTTTTCTATGGGATTTCCTAGAATATTAACTACTGGTGAAACAGAAAGAACGTCATCATCTGATCCAAATTTAGCTACGGTTTCTCCTATTAAATCTATGGAAACTATGCAGAATGATTTACTTACTATAGTAGAGGATATAATTTATGAAATTTCTATTAGAAATAAGTTTAAAGATACTCCCAAAGTTAGATTTGAACATATTAATCTATATGCTATAGATCAGTTTAGAAATATTTTAACTACTCTATATAATGGTGGTAATATTTCTAGAGAAACTTTGGACGCTGCATTTGGTTATACATATGCAGAAGAAGTAAAGAAGAGAGCACAGGAAGAAAAAGAGCTACAAAAATTAGAAATTCCAGGAGTTTCTCCTTTACCATATTCTCCAAATCCTCAAGTTCCTGGTACTAGTAAAGAAGGTACACCTAATCCTCCGAAAGAAAACAAACAAAATAGCAATAAACCCCCTAAAACGCAGTAACTTTTGACACCACAATGTTATTTTTGGTATAATTAGTAATGAGGAAACACTTCATATACTAAGTTACCGAAAGGTAAAATATACTATGGAAGAAAATAAAATTATACTCAATGCTCAAATGGAGTTTATGGATGATCCAAACGTTGCAGAGGCGGCAACTGCGGATAATCCATTCTTTCAATGGGCCAAGATAGTCGTAACAGATGATAAACCAAATTTAAATAAACAGCGTATTCCGTTAGATGAATTTGGTAATCTAATTAAAAGTGGTTTGTTTACCCCTATCAAAATGACCATTTCTGAAATTTCTAAAGGTCATAAAGAAGCTGTAGGTAAGGTTATTGGTACAATAGCACAGTTAACTCAATATGATGATAAATTAATTGCTCTAGCTGCATTTTGGAAAAAAGAACGCCCAGAAGATTTGGAAATGCTTAAAGATATGTATCTTAAAGGTATGCCTCCAAATGTTTCTTGGGAAGTGGCTTTTGCCGAAAGCACATTAGAGGAAGACGGTGTTGAAGCACTTTCAGGTACTAAACTAACTGGAATGACTGTTGTAAGTAACCCCGCTTACGGGGGTAGAACTCCTTTTATCGCCATGTCGTCTGCCGAAACTCAGGAGGATCAAGTGGAAGAATTGGATGAATATAAAGAAAAAGTAACTACGCTAGAAAAGAAACTTTCTGATCTGGAAGCTAGTCTAACGGAAAAAGAAGCTACTCTAGCGGAATTACAGGAATATAAAACAAAAATTGAAGAAGCTAAAGCCGCAGATGAAAAATTTGCTGCTATCAAAGATAAGTTTAAAAATGCTGGCATCGAGAAAACCGATGAATACTTTACAACTAATCGTGATAAATTCTTAGACATGAAAGATACTGACGTAGACTTTATGATACAAGAATTGATTGCTTTTAAAAGTTCTGCAATTGCAGAAGATAAGACTCTAAAAGTTCCTAATTTACAAGGTGGAAATTCTGGTAAAGAAAAATACACTCCAGCAGAATTAGGCAAACTTTTAAGAGAGAACAGATAAAGAAAATTTAGGAGATTAATTAGATATGGAAATCAACCATTACGGTGATACTATCCAAGGCGTTATTGCCAGCACCGATCTAGTTGAAGGTCGTATGATTTGTTTAACAAGTCATACCTTTGATAATGATTATGGTAGTGATGTTGATGTTCCTGGTGCTAAGTATGCGTCATCTGATGCAGAAAAGACCAGAGCACGATACGTTATTACTTGGGCGCAGGATAACCGCCAAACCCCTCTTTATAATCCTGGACGAGCCGCACCTGGGACACACCCACACTTTGACAATGCATTACGCTATGGGTGGGATCATGCTGCAAATGCTCCATTTTCTACTACTGTTTATTTAACACATCCCGGTCAGCAAGAATGTCTAACTATCCCATCTGGTGCTCAAGCACTTGCTTTTGGTGAAGGCGTTTATACTGTGCCATCAGGTTGCTATACTTATAGTGTAACACTACGAACTCCTGGTACTCAATTACAGGTTGGTGCTAGTGGTAAACTAGAAGCATACACAGCCGGTGCAGTTGGCGTTGTAGCCGAAGTAATTCGCTTCCACACTACAGATGCTAAGTTGACCTTCAAGATTTTGCATTAATTGGAGGATATGATAATGGCAGAAATAGATTATAAAAACGCAATTGCAGAATTACTAAAGAGTGGAGATCGTGACGCACTAGCTGAGATGATTACTGAATACGTACAGCCAAACTACATTACTGTAGATTTTGTCAGTATGCTACTCAATGCTCGTTCTCTAAAACCTGGTGACAGTCTCGTTAAGAAACTTCGCAAAGGTATTGAAGTTCATACTTTAGTACCTGGCTCTATTCACTTAGCTAACGAAATTACTGTCTCTGATCGTGTAAACTACGTTCTAGATGGTTCTGACGTTAAAGTAACTTATAATGAATGGGAACTTGAAAATGGTGAAATTGGTTCGGTTGAGGAAATTCGCTCAACTATGATGAACAAACTAAAAGATAGTTTCCAGAATAAAGTATTTACCGCCCTTACTACGGTATGGACAGCAGTAAATACTCCATTAAACTATACTAACGTTGGTGGTCATATTACCGCTACTGCATTGGAAGATGCGATTGATTATATCAATCAGACTACATCTGGTGTAAAAGCTGTTGTAGGTACTAGATCGGCTATGACCCCAATTACAAAATTTGGTGCTTTCTGGTCTGATGAGACAGGTACTAAGACAGGTGTAAGCGATCCAGCTATTGAAGAAATTCGACAGCGTGGTATGCTTGGTAAGTATTATGGTGCTAATCTAATTGTTCTAGATCAAATTTGGGACAACTTAGAAGATCAAAATGCATTACTACCTACTGATAAGATTCTTGTAATTGGTGAGAATGTTGGTGAGTTTATTACCTTTGGTGATGTAAAGACTAAACAGTATTCGGATATGCGACCAACCCCGCCACAATGGTTCTTAGAACTATGGCAGCAATTTGGTCTAATGATCTGGAATGCTTCAGGTCTGTTTGTTTTAGGTAACTTATCCTAAAGGTTTGTCGTAAGATAATTTTTAAATTAAATATGGTGGTAAGTCTAGGCTTGCCACCATTTTTCTCATAAGGAGATAAATAATGACTAATGCAATTCAACCAACAAGTTTAATTCCAGTACAGGTTACTGATGATTGGTCTGTTGCTCAAAATGCTATTAATGATGTAATAGTATCATTGGAGGCATCCTTTCCTGGTGTATTTCAATTTCCTCTAAACGATGATTTTGATTTTACTATGGTACAGTTACAGGCTGGACATACTGCTGTAGGTGTTTTGGAAGTTACTGGTGGTGCTCTTACTGGACATTGGGATACTGGCTACGGCACTTATCCAACAGTAGGCTCTACTTGCTATATTATAGATATGTACTTCTAGAAGGGGTATGACATGACAGGAGCAATTCAACCAACCTCAATAATTCCTATTTTAGCGACATCTGATTGGACTAATGCTAATAATGCAGCAGCAGATGTTATTAATTCTTTAGAAACATCGTTCCCTGGTGTATGGGGATTTCCAGCTCTAGGTATGCTTGTTTTTCAATTTATTTATGAGCGTGATCCAGGATATTTACTAGTAGCTGCAAACGGTATAACAGGTATCTGGTTCGGGTCTGTTATACCTACTATTGGAGACTATGCATATCTGCTTGATATATATGGATAGTAAGATTTTTGGTATTTTATAATGGAGAAATTTAGGAGAGAAAAGGAAGGATGTAACTATGGTAGATGAGCCTTATAAATCTTATATAAAAAGAATTTTAGGTAAAGTATATGTAAGAACTTTAAATCCATTTTCAGGAAGTGAAGATGGTGCTTTACTGGTTGGTGATCCAAGAAAACCAGATGATGATTGTATTATAGATATGTGGACAGAAAAAGAAGATCAGTTTTTCAAAAAAGCTAATAAAAGACATTTTGAAACTGGTACTCTTGTAGAATATACTAGAGTAGAACATGTAGAAACTGAAGAAGAAAAAACAAATAAAATGAGTGAAGAGAAAATGAAGGCTATTTTAAGTGATAGATTCTTCACTATTCAAAACGCTATTGTTAAATTTACAGCAGTTCCCCCTCTGTATATTATGTTAGGCGTAGCTAAAGAGATGGAAAAATCAGATAAAATTCTTAAACTAATTGAAGCTAGAATTTCTGAATTACAAGCTAAAGAGTACGGTCAAAAAGAAACTGAGGAATAATGGCTAAGGTATCAGTCATT